GGAATTATCCAGCATATGTACCGACAGTTAACAGTTGGAATATTAATTTTTCAGATGGAGATTTGATAACACATAACAAATTTGGTAACGGAAGTTACAGCTGGTGTCAAGAAAGTTCCGACGCTGCCCCGGCCCAACGCGTGGTTCGCGGCCTTAGTGGTGTTTCGAGCCTGTATGCGATTGATTCTGCGAGTGTGTACAGCGGCCGCGGCTGGCGCCCTAGACTGAAATTATCAAGAGTCTAAAAATCATATTATTACTGTTAATATAAGTATGGCGTCTGCTTGTTATTTTGTTAAAAGTGTGATATAATATAACTAAGGAGATGATAAAATGAAAGAGTTAAGCAAGCGCCATATAGACCAATATCTTAAAAAAGAAAAAGGTGTTACAAGATTATCTAAAGAATTGGAGTTTTCTCCACACGCTTTTTATAAAGAATTAAAAGAAAAAGGTTTTAAAACTAGAAAAGAATATTATTCTGATTTAAACTTTAAAAATGAGGAACTAAAATCAAGGTTGAAAGATAAATATAATCACATAACTAATAGATGTAGGCAAGTCAAAGGTCATAAAGATAACTATTACAAAGATATGGAATATATGAGATTAGACGAATGGGTAGAGTTTTGCAACAGCAAAAAAGAAAAAATATTAGAATTATGGAATGAATATTTAAAAAGTGGCAAAAATTTTAAATTAACAATATCTATTGACAGAATAGATACGAGCAAAGGCTATTTACCTTCTAATGTTAGGTTTGTAAGCCATGGGTATAACACTTGGCGTAGAAACATCAGGCCAATTAAAATTAAATTTGAAGGCGATTGGCATTACTTTATGTCAGCTGAAGAAGGCTCTAGATATTTTGATGTCAGAAGGCAAAGTATCGGTGATTTACTCCGCGGCGATTATAGGCAAATTTCAGAAGAATATACTGTAAAAGAGAGTAATATTAAAGAGGTTATATCTCACAGTAAGGTTGATAATGAAGAAGAATATTATAATAAATATATTTACGAGAGGTGATTAATTTGATTATATATGAAAATGGAGAATACACACCTTGCACTTACCGGGTAACTCTACAAAACAAAGGTGTTGAAGAAACTCACTATGCTAATTTTCGCACTTACTGGGAAGACATGGTTGCAAAACACGAGTACTTGACTAATTTGAGTTTTGAAGAAATAACTTTTTCTGCTGAACAGGATGCCAGATTGCAGGAAATATCAGAGTTGAATATTCCACAAGGCTTTCAAGCTGAAGTCAAAGAATATGTTGAAAACGGAAACTTTCCGGAAGGATTAAACAATCCACTTGCTGGTTTAAAATATAAAAAAGAAATGAATGACGCATATAAGATGATATTAGAAAGTGAGGGATTAATCTAATGCTAGATGAGAAACGAATTAAAATATTAATTAAATTAATCAATGATGGTGAAATAGCAATTGCAGATATTAAAGACCCAGATTACAAAGCTGAGGTTGAAAGTAGATTGGGGTGATTTAGTTGCCATTACAAATTTCAAAAGTACCAACTTATGATGATGCACAAGTTATAGATGACAGCAGAATATTAGACGATGCAACAACTTTTGATGATGTAGCAGAAAGTATTAATTTGTTGAATTATATTTTTGGAATTAATTATGGAAGTGGTTATGCCCATTTTGCTGAAAGAATATCTCCTGCTATCTATATTACAACAGAGAAAAAAGTTACTGAAAATATTATCAAGTGGGATGAAAATAAACCAGCTGGCACAGATATAAAAGTGTATGTTAAATATGAAGGTTCAAACTGGGAAGAAGTCAGCAATGGTGGTAAAATGTTATCAATACCATCCATTCCACTTAATCACAATTTCTATTTCAAAATTGAGCTGTATTCTAGCAGTTTATCTGCAACACCTTCGATTAAAAATCTATCAATTAAAGTTAACAATGTTAAATATACCATTGAAGATGGCACAGAAATACTTGAAACTAGAGCTAACTTTGTGCCAACAGAACAATTAATTTCATCTGTAGCAGATAAGATGAACTTTTGGTGGAAAATAGACTCTGATAAAGTGTTGCATTTCAAAAGTAGAGATAGCGAGCCTGCGGATTGGCAGTTAGAGCCACAATATATTAGAGGGTTGCCGACTGCTAAGACGGGCAATCCACTCTATCGCAATCAACAACTTGTCAAAGGCCCAATTGGTATCACAGAGGAGCAGGTTGATGTTGAGCGTGGAGATGGTGATAAAAAAGCTTTCCCTGTTAGTTTTCCAATAGCAGAGGAGCCGACTATTGAAATATCAATTAATGGTGGTGCTTGGCAGACTCAAACTGTTGGTAGAAAAGGTGTTGATGATGGTTTCCAATGGTATTGGGAGAAAGAGTCTGATATTATCACACACGATAACGCTGAAAGTAGATTAACCAGCAATGATAGAGTTAGATGTACATTTATTGGGCAGTTTAAGATTGTAGCACAAACTTATGACCCTAATCTGATAAGCAAACAAGCTGACATTGATGGCACATCTGGAATAGTTGAGGACGCTATAACAGTTGGGAATGTTGAAGGTAGAGAAGCTGCAATTGAAATAGGCAACAGCAGGATTGAAAAATATGGAGTTGACAGCAAGCGACTTAAATTTCAGACTAGAAGAAGTGGACTGAAAGCGGGACAACTTATCACAGTTAATAATCTCACTAATATGGGAATTAATCAAGGTGAAAAACTACTAATAACACGCACCAATACTTTTGATGAGAATGGTCAAATATTCTATGACATTGAAGCTGTCAAAGGACCTAAGCACAAAACTTGGGAAGAATTCTTTATGGAATTAACTAAGCGTGCTGAATTAGTAGTCAGCGAAGGAATAGGCGAAAGTGAAATATTAATCATTCCTATTGACTTTAGCAAAACTTGGACTTTTGCAGAGAATCCCAATATATTCAGACAACTTAAAGCAGATGGTACTTGGCAGGCAGACGGCACATATACACCTAACTTTGAGCCACAGCATAGGGTAACACACATAGCTTGGTTTAACGGCGATACAGAACTGGGCAGACAAGAGAGAACACAGCAGGATGTTAACACAGCCGATAGAGTTGATACACTAACTTATCTTGGCCCAAACTCTGCTAATGAGGATATAACACACTTCGGCTGGATAGGTGGCTTTAGAGCGACAGAGGAAGTTGGCACAGGTGTGCTAATCGATAAGGTTGCTTATGACATAATCAAAGAAGAGACAGAAGCCTTGCAGATTTATCGCGAGGATTACAGTTGGAACTATTAGTCCATATTTATTGGAACTATTAAACAAGGAAGGTGATTAAATGGCAACGGTAAAAATTAATGATGGTGGTACAACCAGAAGTATTATGATAGACGGCGTAGAAGTCAGTCAATATGTCACTGAATATAACGCTGACGCAAAGACTGACACAACCCCAATGATACTAATGGAGGTTGATGCAGGCACAGAAATAGTTTTTGAGAATGCCGAAGTTAAGTGGAAATTTAATTTTCCAAGTGAAGTAAAAATTAGACAAGCAATGTATCAAAACTTAAAAAATGAATTTGAGGTGACACCATAATGGCATATACACCGATTAATTGGGCTGAAAACTCAGGCGTAACAGCAGTTAAATTAGACCAGATGGATGGGCAGATTGATACTAATGAGAATGATTTGAGAACAATACAAGGTGGTACAGCAAGTGTTGATGGCAGAATAACAAATATTGAAAATGGTGCTACAATAGTATCCCATGCTTCAAATTCTGATGCATTACAGAATGAAAGTTTAGAAGTTGTTGTTAATTCATCTGGCGTTGTTAACGCAAATGGCACGTTAATTATAGATTTATTACCTTCTCAAAATCATTATAAATATTTAAAAAGTGTTTATTCTAATTCGGTGGTTGTTAATCAAAGTTATGTAGATAGTGTTGTAAGTGCCAGAATAATTAAAGGAGATTCTGGCCGGCCTGATTTTTTGTCTATAGTAAATAAAACATCATCAAATATAACTGTTTATTATAAAGTTTGGGTTTTAAGATAAATATAAAATTGTAATAGAAAGGTGATAATTTTGGACTTCTCAACAGAATTTTGGTTACAAATAGGATTTCAAGCAATATTCTTAGCGTTTTTCGCAGGAATAGTCTGGACAAAATTAAGCTATATTGAAGATAAACAGGACAAGCACAATAGATTAATTGAACGAATGTATCATGTAGAAAACAATTCAGCAAAGGCACATGACAGGCTTGATGCTCTGGAAAAAATAATTGAAGATGAAAGAGGGTGATTATTTGAATAAGATAATTAAGGATACAGTCAAGCGAGAGGGTGGTTATGTTGATCACAAAGATGATAGAGGTGGGGCAACTAACTTTGGAATAACTGAAAGTGTGGCAAGAAAAAACGGATACAATGGTGACATGAGAGATTTGCCGTTAGAATTTGCTGTTGAGGTGTACAAAAAGCGATACTGGGATAGTATTAGACTTGATGAGAT